ATCCGCAAATTCCCAACACCGCCGCCAGAACGAGCATTGATGCGGTTTTTGACATCAGACAAGTTCAGTTTTTATTCCCATTCCAAAAGACTGTTATCTTTTATCCATTTTGCCGCCTCGCGGATTTGATCGTTCCATTCCGAGTAACTTAAAATCCCAACGAGAACTTTCCTTGCCTGTATGTTTTTGATGCTTTCTTCCGTGTAGCTGAATGCCATTGCAGCGAAGAAACAAGCGCCAAGAGAGGCTATCAAACACAACTGCCCAACAAGCCATCCAACCATTTCGCTTTTTCTAAAATTTATAAACTCACTGATAAATGTGGTGATTTTATTAGCTATCATTCCACCAAACTTCGCGCTGGCATACCCGCAACAAACGATAGCCCAAAGAACCAAAATTTGTTGAAAACCCCACGCATTATTTGCGTCCAACCATAAATGGAATTCATCAACAAAGTTCATGCTTTTTCAGTTCGATGATCTCCGCCTGGTGCCCTTCGGGTAGGCAGTCGATTTCCGGGCTGTTGAGGACCCAAGCTCGGGCGAGACGGAGCCATCTGGCTGAGCTTCGGCAGCCATGCGGAAAGGGATTCCGTCACGGTCGCGGATGTATAAGGCCAAGTCCTCGAAGTCGTCCTTGGTGAGGGCTCGGTTGCCGTTTGCCCGGTAGGTGCGGACATACCATTCGCATGCCTGCTCCACGACATTGTTGCGCGTGATGTTCAAGCCGGTGTTCTCGGCAATCTCATCAAGCAGAGCAATGACCTCCTCGGGAAGGCGGATGGAAAATTGCGTTTTGGGTTTAGTGGACTTCACTGGTTGCAATGTATCACATTTATTTTTTTTGCAATTTTTTTGTTGACGCCGGGTCTGTTCGTGATACAAACACACCCGCAATGAAAACAATCAGCATTCGCCTGCCAGTGGAATTGCACCGCGAAATCTCGCGGATGGCCGATGAACAGGGCCTCAAGCCCGGACAAGTCATACGCTCGCTTCTTTTGCGATTCGTGAAATCCAAAACCTCGGAGGTGCCGGTATGAGCCCGCGCCGTTTGTATTTGGTCAAGGGCCGGTGTCCGTTCACCGGATCCCTGGGAGAATGGTTCTGGGCTGCCGACGCCGCCGCCGCCCGCCGCGCTTTTTTTGATCGGTTCGGCTTGCAAGCCCTCACCGTGGAGGTGGAGAAATGAGCGCGCCCGATTTTGTCCTGGCGCTGGGTTTTTTCGTCGAGGCGGCTTTTAAGTTCGCCCCGCTTTTTTTGCTCGGGCTCGTCACCTGGAGGCTGGCCCGATGATCGAGCGCCACTATTCCGCGGCCGAGCTGGCCAAACTCCTCGGGGTGAGTCGCCCGACGATCTACAACCGGGTCAACGATGGGACGCTCTCGGGTGTGATGTTCGGCGAGCGCCTCCTGGTGCCCGAGTCCTCGGTGCAGGCCATGCTCGAGCGCAACCGGGTCGGTGTTCTCCCCACCCGTCGAGGCCCGCGCCCGGCTTTTTGCTGACCCCGCCTCGTCTTTTTTTGTGCCACCTGAGGGAAACACCCCATTGACGCCGCCCGCCCCGGCTTTTTTTTGTGCCCAAAACGGAGATGGGGTGAACACCCCACAGGGAAACACCCCATTGCAGGCCGCAGAAGCCTCCGCCGCCGCCGCCCCTTTTTTATTTTCTGAGGAAGAACTGGGTGCGGAAAAGCTGGAAGCTGCTGGGGAGTTCAGCGGCGAGCGCCTGCTGACCCGCCGCCCGGAGGTTTATCGGGCGGTCGTTCGGATGCTGGCGGAAGGTCTCTCGATGTCGAGCGTCGCCCGGGCGCTGGGAGTGTCGAGGAATACGGTGGCTGCCGTCCGGGACCGTGAAGGATTCACCATAGAGCAGGATAAAAAAGAGTTATTGAGAGACTTTCGCCGGGCTGCCCGGCTGAGTGTCGAGAGGGCGATCGAGTTGGTGCCCGCCATCAACAGCGCGAAGGATGCCGCGATCGTGGCTGCGGTGATGACGGACAAGCTGCAACTCCTCAGCGGCGAAGCCACCGCCCGCGTCGAGCGTGTCGAGGTTAACCAGGACAAGTTGTCGGAGATGCTGGCCGCATTGCCGGTCCTCGATGCCGAGGTGGTTCCAACCGGTTTAACGCCGAGCGCGCCGGAACAAAAGGCCGACCCCGCACCCGGCCTCCCCCACCCCGCCGACCCCGCCGAATCCCCAATTTCCTCAATCGAAAATCAACGACTTACGCAAATTAACGATTCCTCAAGTTATAAGTCGCTGGAAATCAACACCAGCGAACTATCAAGAATAGGTGTTATATCGGGTTATGAAACTTCCGACCAGGGGGGGGAGGGGGTCACGAATTTCGAGGGGGGGGCATCAGTATGCACTGGTCAGGGTCCACAGAAAATTTTTGGCAAAGGGGTCTCTACGCCAGCCCCAGAAGCCCCGCAAACCGCTTCCAACCCAACCACCGCACCATGACCAACAAAATGCACAAAAAACTCGCCCAGCCACCACCTCCGCGCCCCGCGCCACCACCCCCGCAACCCGTCACCGTGAAGATCGTCAGCCGCGAGCCGAACCCCGAATGGCACAAGATCGCCGTGCCGGGGGAATTCGGCCTCACGATGGCCCGCCTGCACACGCCCCGCCGGTTCGCCCGGGGCATCAAGATCAACTCCCTCATGCTCGCCACCAAACCCGACCACCTCGACTACTACACCCTCAGCAATTTATGAAAAAAAACCCGCCGCCGGTCGTCCTTTACACCACCGCCGCCGAATCCGCAGCCCTCTTCCGCCGCCACATCGCCCAGCAAGCCGCCCAGCGCGTCCTTGCCATCCTCCGCCACCGCCAACCCCGCACCCTCCGCCGCGCATGAAAAGCCGCCTCATCGTTATAGACACCGAAACGGGAGGCTTCGATCCCGACCGCCATGCCCTCCTGAGCGTCGCCGCCGTCGATTCCGGCGATGGCGAGGCATTTGTCGGAATCATCCGCCCAAATCCCGAGTGGATCATCGAACCCGAAGCCTTGGCAAAAAACGGCTTCACCCGCGATTTTCTGGAAAAAAACGGACGCCCCGAGCGCGAAGTCATGCAAGACCTCGCCCTCTGGCTCCACGCCCGCCGGTTTGCCCTCCTCGCCGGTTGCAATGTCGCCTTCGACCGCGACTTCCTCCGCTCCGCCTTTCGCCGCCACGGCCTCTGCTGGCCCATGGGAAAGACCATCGACCTCCAATCCGCCGCATGGTTCGCCTACGAGACCGGCCACCTCGACCTCCCCACAGGCAAGGACGAACTCCCCCGCCTCAACCTCGACCACATCGCCGCCGCCCTCGAGCATTTCCGCAAAAGCGAAATCCACAACGCCTTCGACGATGCCCTCCTCACATGGACATGCCTTTGCAAGCTCGTCCGCCTCACCCGTCGCCCAGCCCCCTCCCCCACCCCATGAAAAAAAACGGCCAATCCCAAACCGAAACCTACGCCTCCGACGATGCCCGAGTCGGCTGGCGCACCACCAGCCGCCGCCTCGGCTCCCGCGACATGTGCCGCGCCCTCGATGCCTGGCTGAACAAAAAAGGACTCAACAACAAAAAACGCCCCTTCGGCAGATACTAAAATGAACGCAAAAATCGACAGCGAAATTTGGGACGACCCAGATTTTATGGAACTCCACGACAGCGAAAAACTCGCCGTCTTCTGGATTCTCACCAAAGTCAACCTCCTCGGCTATGTCGAGATCACCCCTCGGAAGTTTTCGAGAGACATTGAAGCCCCTTTTGAAATTGTCGAAGGGGCTTGCAAGGGGCTTCCGAGGGGCTTCGTCCGCACCGAGCGCGGGGTCTGGTGCCGTAATTATATCCGTAAGCAATTTGGTTATGGACATGCACTTGAGCGGTCCCACATGGCTAAAAGCATCCGCAAGCAGTTGGAGAATGTTCCCGATCAAGTTCGGATTCTTGTCCTCGAAGAATACCCAGAAATTTCCCCAGACCCGAAGGGGCTTTGTAGCTCCTTGGAAGCTACAAGAGAAGGAGAAAGAGAAGGAGAAATAGAAATAGAAGAAGGGGGTGTGGGGGAAACACCGACTTTGCCAAGTTTGCCACACCCTCCGCATCCCATCCTCGCTCGCCTCCGCGCCCTTTTCCGCATTCGCCCGGAAACGCGTCTTGACGCCACCACCCATAAAGCCTGGGAAAAAAATAAAAAAAGCGCCGCCGCGCTCACCGAATCCGATTTGTCGGTCCTCGAATGGGCTTACCGACAAAAAGAAGGCGACGCCGCGAAATACCGCCGCCGCGACCTCGCCACCCTGCTGAATAACCTCACCAGCGAAGTCACCCGCTCCTACCAATGGTCCCGCGCCGCCGGAGCCACCCCCGGCCCCGCCACCGAGCCCGACGGCTGGCGCGACATCGTGGAGGCCGAATACCCCGAGTGCAACCTCAGCACCTGGACCGCCCTCCCCGAGAGC